CTAAACCGATAACAATTACTTGTCAGAGATGCGGAGTTGAAGTTATTACACTTTGCACTAAAACAAAATACTGTCCGATTTGCCGGAAAGAAATCCTTAGCGAGAAGGCAAAAGAAAGAGAAAGAAAAAAAGCGTCATCTAAAAAATCTAAAATACCATTCAGACCATTGACCGATATTTCTGAATTTCTATTTTGCAAATATGATTTTCTCGGTGAATCTGTTAAACAGATTGCAAAAGATTATGAACGCAATCCTTCTCAGGTTCGACAAGTGATTCAAACAGCAAAAGCAAACGGAAATTATCAGAAGCACATTGACAAGTACAAAGCTATGATAGGACGATAATTAAATGAGAACTTTCGATTTAACTTTCGCTCGACGGCTTGAGCAAGCAATGGCCGAACGGAATATTTATCCTTCGGACCTTGCGCGTAAGTCCGGAGTGAGCCGGTCAAACATTTACAATTACATAGCAGGGACAAGTCAACCGTCAGCGTATAATGTTAAGCGAATAGCTCTGGCATTATCAACATCGGCGGATTGGTTGCTTGGCTTAGTGGATAAGAAAAACAGTCCCTTACTTGGGACGCAAAATAGTTTAAAATAGAGTTATGATGCAAGAGGACAATTGCATTGTAGTTCTATTTATTTTTGGTGGTGTACGGTATGGCTAAGGCATTTGCCATAGGATTTTACAAGTCTAAAAAATGGCAGGACTGCCGACAAAGTTTTATCGCAGAACGAATGCTTGTTGACGGCGGATTGTGTCAGCTGTGTAAAGAGCGACACGGTTTTATCGTGCACCATAAGATCATGATTAATGAGAGCAACATAAGCAATCCTGATGTTACTCTCAATTACGACAATTTATTATATGTGTGCAAAAAATGTCACGATGATTTGCCGGGGCACGGGATAGGTGGGTGCGAACCGAAAAAATATTTTTTTGATGAGAGCGGAATGCTCCGACCGATTATCCCCCCCCGTTGAAAAATCGGAAACCGGTAACCGTAGGACCGAGGGGGGCAGTTAGATTTTTTGCGCGCCTTACATATAGCCCCCCTCCCCCCCAAAACTTGTGTGAAAGGACGGTGACTTGTAAAATGACTGACGAACAAAAGGAACAAAGAGCGATTAAGCGAGAGATAAAGCGATTAACGGAAATCTACAAGGACATAGAAGTTAAGAGAAAAGACCTCGCTGTTGGTCTCATTGAGAATGCGGCGTTCACTCGAATCAGACTGAAAGAACTGCAACAGGATATTGCGATTTATGGCTTAACTGAACTATTTTCACAGTCGGAAACACAAGAGCCGTACTCACGCAAAAGACCTGAGGCGGATTTGTATAACACAATGCTCGGCAACTATCTCAAATACATCAAACAGCTCAACGATATGCTCCCGAAAGTGACCGAGGCAAAGATTGCGACAACAGACGGCTTTGACGATTTTGTCGAGGGGCGTGACAAGCTTTGAAACGCTATCCATTAAGCTATAATCCGATACTTGAATATTACGAGCAGATAAAGAACGGCAAGGTTACTGTTTGCGACAAGATACGCAAGTGGTACAAACATTTAAGCGATAAGGTGATTAATCCGACAGACGGCTATCATTACGAAGCTAAGCGAGGAAATCACATCATTGAATTTGTTGAAAACTATTGCCGACATAGTAAAGGCAAAATGGGCGGTCAGCTTGTAAAGCTGGAACTGTGGGAAAAAGCGTGGCTTGCGGCGACATTTGGCTTTGTAGACGATGACGGTATAAGACAATATAACTTATCTGTGCTGATTATCGGAAAAAAGAACGGCAAGTCTTTGCTTGCCTCTGCAATTGGTTTGTATATGCTCATCGGTGACGGTGAACCCGGTCCCGAAGTGTATGCAGTCGCCACAAAGCGTGACCAAGCCAAGATTATATGGCAGGAAGCGAAACGAATGGTTCGCAAGAGTGAAACTCTGCTAAAGCGAATTAAACCACTGCTAAATGAATTGAGTTCAGAAGATTACAACTGCGGAGTGTTTAAGCCGCTTGCTTCTGATTCAGATACACTCGACGGATTGAATGTGCATTGTTGCCTTATGGACGAACTCCACCAATGGAAAAACGGCAGACAGTTGTATGACATTATGGCAGACGGTACCATCGGGCGAGACCAACCGCTTATTCTTGTTACAACAACAGCCGGAAAAATCAGAGAGGACATCTACGATGAAATCTATGACGATGCTGTCCGCACCACGAACGGCTTGTTTGATGATGTAGGTTACAAAGACGAACACAGCCTTTACATTATCTATGAGCTTGACAAGCGTGAAGAATGGGAAAAGCCCGATTGCTGGGAAAAGGCTAATCCCGGACTTGGCACTATTAAAAATCGAAATGCCCTTGCAAGCAAGGTCAAGAAAGCGCAAGCAAATCCGTCACTTGTACGAAATCTTGTATGCAAGGAATTTAACATAGCCGAAACATCAACTGAATCGTGGCTCAATTTCGAGGAGCTTAACAACGAAACAAAATTTGATGTTAAGGAACTCCGCCCAACCTACGGGATAGGCGGCGCAGACCTATCAAGCACAACCGACCTTACGGCGGCCAAGATGTTGTTCCGAGTGCCTGACAATGAAAATATTTTTGTATTGTCAATGTACTGGATGCCGGCAGACCTCGTAGAGAAAAAAGTAACCGAGGACAAAATTCCATATGATAAGTGGATAGAACAGGGCTTTATGCGTACCTGCCCCGGAAACAAGATTGACGCAAGTGTTGTAACAGCGTGGTATCAAGAGTTACAAGACGAATACGACATTTACTTGTGGAAAGAGGGCTATGACGCTTGGTCAGCTCAGATGTGGGTTAATCAGATGATTGACGCTTTCGGTCCTACCGTTATGGAAGCTGTACACCAAGGTAAGAAAACATTGTCTGCCCCGATGAAAGCCCTCAAAGCAGACCTTGTCAAGAAAAGAATAATCTACAACAACAATCCAATTGATAAATGGTGTCTCGCAAATACTGCAATAGATGAGGACAGAAACGGTAATATACAGCCAATTAAGACCTCAAAGTCAACGAGACGAATTGACGGTACTGCGGCTTTGCTTGACGCTTACACGCTATATTTTGAATATGAAGACGAATATTTAAGCATTGTTTAGGAGGTGAGAGAATGGGAAAATTTAAGAACTTTTTAAATTCTGTTCGCAATGTCAGAAAGACAAAGAATTTTTCAAGGGTTGAACTTGTTACACAGAATAATTCAAATTTCTTCTTGTGGGGCAACAGAGCATATGATTCCGACACCGTCCGAGCTTGCGTTAATGCACAGGCTCTCAGATTTTCAAAATTATCAATTAAGCATATAAGGGAAACAATCGTTGACGGCAGAAAAGACCTCTTAATCAATCCCGAACCTTACATCAAGTTCTTGCTTGAAGAACCTAACCCGTACACAACAATGGATATGCTTTTGTATAGGACAAGCACACAGCTATCGCTATCGGGCAATGCTTTTTGGCTCATCATTAGAGACACAAACGGCTTGCCTACGGAATTGTATTTCATACCGGCTAAATCAGCTACGGACTTGTACGACACTAACGGCAACCTTGTTTATGAATTTATCCTTGCAAACGGCAAGACCTACCGCTTTGCCTCCGAAGATGTCATACATTTGCGTGATGATTTCGCTGAAAATGACATATTCGGAAGTGGCAAATTTAAGGCTCTTGCACCTTTGCTTGAAATTGTTGAAACAACCGACAGCGGCATCATCAGTGCTATCAGAAATTCAAGTGTCATTAAATGGTTGCTGAAATATACCTCATCGTTGCGTCCTGAGGATTTGAAGAAGAACGCAAAAGCGTTTGCTGATAACTACCTTAACATCAGCAACAGTTCCGTGGGTGTTGCGGCAGTTGACGCAAAAGTTGACGCAAATCAGATAACCCCGAATGACTATGTTCCAAATGCTTTGCAAATGGATAGAACAAAAAACAGAATCCTTGAGCTTTTTAACACTAATGTGAAAATTATCACATCGACAGCGAACGAAGATGAAGAAAACGCTTACTTTGAGGCGGTGATTTCACCGAAGATTATTCAGTTGAAAAACGAGCTGACACGGAAACTATTCACTCGCCGTCAGCGAAGTTGTGGAAATTACATAGCAGTCGGTTCGTTCAATCTACAATCTGCAAGCCTTAAAACAAAACTGAATTTTGCCGGAATGGTAGACCGTGGAGCAATGCTTCCGAATGAATGGCGAGAATCACTTGGTCTTGCTCCTGTTCCGGGCGGAGACACTCCGCTCAGAAGATTAGATACAGTTGCAGTTGACGAAGGAGGTGAAGAAAGTGAAGAGTAAAAATTATGAAGATTTTGTTGAAAAATTTAAACCCAAGAAAACAACAGATGATTGTTATACACCATCGTTAGTTTATGAAGCTATAAGCGATTGGGTGGCGAACGAATACAATCTTGATAAATCCACTTTTTGCCGTCCGTTTTATTCCGGAGGCGACTACGAAAATTACGATTATTCGGGAAAAATAGTTGTTGATAATCCGCCCTTTAGCCTTTTGGCAAAAATTTTAGATTTTTATACTCGCAACAAAATTAAATGCTTTTTATTTGCTCCTACTCTTACTATTTTTAGCAATAAAAAAAGTTGCAACTACACAACAATTCTTTGCGGCATTAGTATTACATACGAAAATGGTGCAGTTGTAAATACATCATTTATTACAAATTTAGATGATCCTGATTTGCAAATAAGAACTGCTCCAACTTTATATAAAGCAGTTAAGCTTGCAGATAATAAAACGCTTGCCGCAATAAAGAAACAACTCCCGAAATATTCTTATCCTGATAGCGTAATTACCAGTGCTAAACTTTATCCTTTTGCGAAGTATGGCATTGATATAAAAATAAAAAAATCGCAATGCCATTTTATCAGAGCTTTAGAATCACAAAGAGCGAAGAAAAAGGCTATTTTTGGTGCTGGTTTTTTGATTTCGGATAGTGTCAAAGCTGAATTGCAGAAAGCTGAATTGCAGAAAATTGAAGCAACAGAAATGAATAACTGGGAGCTTAGCAGTGAAGAACTGTTAATAATTAAATCACTTGGACAGGGAGGTGAAAACGATGCCGAAAACAATTGACATTAAAGGCCCTATCGTTACGAATGATGATAAGTGGATTTACGACTGGTTTGGAGTAGATTCCTGTTGCCCAGCCGACATTCGCTCACAGCTTGACGAAGTGGCGGATGAGGGCGTACAGGTTGTTATCAATTCGTCAGGTGGTGACATCTTTGCCGCCTCCGAAATTTACGATATGCTCGCCGAAAGCAAGGCTACAATCAAGGTCATTTTTGCCGCCTCTGCCGCTTCATACATCGCTTGTGCGTGCACATCTGAAATTGTGCCAACAGGTATGCTTATGATTCATAATGTTTCAAGCTATGCCGCAGGCGATTACAATGACATGGCACACGAATCAGGCGTGTTGCTTAAAGCGAGTAAAGCCGTTGCGACAGCCTATCGACTTAAAACGGGTATGAGCGAGGACGAGCTTATTGGACTTATGGACAAGGAAACTTGGCTCACTGCTGATGAAGCAGTCGAAAAAGGTTTTATTGACAAGGTCGCAGAATATGCTGAAAAGCCAAAAGAGGTTAAACTTGCGGCAAGCCTTAGTGGTCTTATCCCTGATACAATCATCAAACAGATGAGGGACGAAAAAACACAGCTTACAGCAAAACTTGAATTACTCAAACGAAAGGAAGTTGAAGAAGAATGAACAAACAGGAATATCTCAACAAGAGAAATGCTCTTTATGACAAGGCAAAAAAGCTCATTGCAGAAAACAAGCTCGCCGAGGCGAAAGAGATTACACAGCAGATTGATAAGCTCGACAGTGAGTTTGAAAATTCTGCCGTGAATAAGGCAAATAAAAATGCAGAGGAGGGAATTAAAATGCCTGCGCCATTTGAAAATCACAAAACAAAAATTGACCTCACAGATGAGGGCAAACAGGTAACAGACATGTACGCGACACTTGAATACAGAAAAGCATTCGCTAACTATATTCAGAACGGTGTACCCGTGCCACAGAAGTTTATGAATGTGGCATCACAGACCACATCAAGCACTGCGGCGGCTATTGTGCCGACCACAATGTATCAGCGTTTAATCGTTGAACTTGAAAAAATCGGCGAAATTTACGCAAGAGTGTTCAAGACGGCTTATCCGACAGCACTCCTTATCCCTACACAGAACATCCGCCCGACAGCAAGCTGGGTTGATGAGGAAAAGGGTTCAGACCAGCAGCAGGTAACTACTGACAAGGTTGTCTTTGCCGGCTATAAGCTTGAATGCAAGGTTGCGTTCTCGCTCTTTATGACCAAAACGGCGCTTGACACTTTTGAATCACAGTTTATCGACCAGATCAAGACCGCAGTTGTTAAGGCTTGCGAAATGGCAATCGTTAAGGGTTCGGGTTCAGGTTCGCCAACCGGCATTCTTTCTTGCACTCCCCCTGAAGGCCAGACAATCGAGATTGCAAAAACCGGCAAGCTTACATATTCAACACTTTGCTCGGCTGAGGCGGCTCTTCCTGCTGCATACGATGATGCTGTATGGCTGATGACAAAGAAGTCATTCTTTGCATTTATGGGCATTACAGACAGCAACGGTCAGCCTGTCGCTCGTATGTCCGAAGGACTTAACGGCAAGCCGTCACTCTCACTTTTTGGTCGTGCTGTTATCCCAACAGACGGCTATATGGATTCGTATGCTGACACGGTTTCAGCCGACACAACCTTTGCGATGATGTTCAATCTTAACGATTACATCTTCAACGAGGTAATGGGCTTAAGCGTCAAGAAGTACGAAGAGGACGACACCGATAACACAGTCCTTAAAGCCGTAATGCTTGCAGACGGTAAGGTCGTGGATACTCACAGCCTTGTAAAACTCGTAAAAAAGAGCGCTTAAAAGAGGTTTGAATTATGGCAGTATCTAATGAAATTGAAGCCGTAAAGGTTTCGCTCCGTATCAATACGGTGCTGTTTGACGATGAAATATCTGCCCTCATTGATTCTGCCAAAAGTGACATGGCAGGTGCAGGAGTTGACGTCAACGACAAAAACTCAACTGCACTTGTTATGCAGGCGATCAAATTCTATTGCCGTGCTTATTTTTCGGTTACCGCCGACAGCGAATGGGCACGGCATTACGAAGAATTGCGCGATGCAATGGCGGCGAGAGGAGCGCAAACAGAATGAATGCAGATACTCTTGTTAAACTTGTTGAAAAGTCAGGGCAAACAACCAATGATATCGGCGAAATTGTGTATCAGGAAAAACTCCGAACGATTTATGCACAACGCAAATATGTTCGACAATCTGAATTTTTTCAGGCACAGGCGAACGGGTTGAAACCCGAATGTATGCTTGAAGTCAACTCGTTCGAGTACCACAATGAAGAATTTTGTTATCTCGAAAATAAGAGGTTCAAGATTTATCGTGCGTATGAGATTAAAGGCACAGAGCGTACGGAGCTGTATTTAACGGATGTGGTAGGTGAAAACAATGTCACTTCCTAAAGCAGTTAAAATCACAAAAAACGGCGTTGAGATAATCAGCAATGTTGACCGTATTCAATATACGCTCAAAGAGCTTGAACGAGCCGCTCTGCGTGATGTTGGCAAGTTGGTATGTAAACGGTCACGACAAAAAATAAAACGCAGGACGGGACGCTTAGCGAAAAACACACAGTATTGGGTACGCTCAAAGCAAAAAATTCCTGACCTGCAGGTAGGCTTCAAACCGGGCGGATTCTATGGACTGTACCAAGAGATTGGCACGAATAAATACCCAAAAATCGGAGCGTTAAGTGATGCCGCCGAAAGTAACATCAAAGACATCATAAAAATTGAACAACAGTACCTCAGTGCCGTAGGCACAGAAGAGGCAGAACGAAAAATCAGTGAGGGGGAATACAGCGGTGAATAGCATTAAAAATTTATTAAATGCGGTTTTGTCGCAGTATGTCCCCTCATTTTTTATGGTTGGTGACGGCTTCCCGAGGCTTGTTTACGAACTGAAACAGCTTTACACCGACGAGCCGTACAAGAAATATCTTGTTACGCTTAATCTGTACGATAGGTTCACCACCGAGAAAATCGACAATATTGTGGATGAAATCTATTCGGATATTGCGAGAGCAACCTATACACAGGGTAAACGGCATTACAAGTTTTACAACAACGGCGACAGGCAGTATGTCGCCGAATCGGACAAAACAATAAATAGAATAATGGCAACCCTTGAATTGAGGGTTTATGAAAGAGAGGACGATTGAAATGGCAGCAGTTAAGCCACGAAAGATTAAACCGTACAGCGGTTACAGCAATAAGACGGCTGACCGTATGTTACTTGACGCAGGTGCGTTTTTTGTAAATTACGATCCTGCTACGGACACATATGCAAGTGCCAAAAAGGCAGGTAAGTGTCTTGGTGTAACAATCAAAGGCGGTGAATTTTCCGCAAAGCCGACACTCAGACGCCTTGAATTTGACGGCGTAAAAACAAGAACTAAAGGCGACACAGTAGTTGACGGTTGGGAAGTTTACATCAAGGCAACACTTGCTGAGATGACTACCCAGAACTTCATTTATGGCCTTGGAATTGCCGACAAAGGCACAGACGAAAAGGTCGTAGGCTACGATGTAATCACGGGTAGAGATGTTATTCTTGACGGTGACTACATTAAGAATATCACTTGGGTAGGCTGCCTCCTCGGGGAGGATAAGCCGTGTATTATTCAGGTGTTCAACGGCTTCAATGAGAACGGTCTTACACTTGCAATTGCCGACAAAGACAACGGCAAGGTAGAAGCTCAGTTTTACGGTAACCTTTCACCCGAGGCTTATGATTCGGACGAGGAAATCAAGCCACCGTTTAAGATTTTCAGACCGACAGAAAAAACGGAAACAGTGGAAGCAACGGAGGCATAATTATGAGAAAATTAAGCATTAAAGACGCATTTACTCTTGCTCGCATTATCAAAAAAGCAGACATCAAAGAGGAAATTGCAGATTTCGCAAATCGCATTGCTGTCAAAAATAACAGTAAAGATGAAACAGTCAACACCGAAGCGGTCGGCCTTGAATTTGTGATTACGCTGTTGACTTCTTTGTCGAACAAAGAAACAGAACAGGAATTTTATTCATTGCTGGCCGACATCAGAGGCGACATTACTTCCGATGAGGTGAGTAAATTAAGTATCCCCGAAGTCCTCAGCGATGTAAAGAAAATCATCAGAGAGAATGATATTAAAAGTTTTTTTACCTCGCTCTCAGCCTTGAAGTAAGAACATTTGGAATGCTCATGCAGTATTGTTGTGGTAATACTGCCGTACTGCATGAGCTGTCTTTTTCTGAGGCTGTCGAGATTATCAAAAATGCTATAAATGACCGTAATGACGAATTGCTTTACAAAGCCTATATTTTGACTGTTGTGGGAAATTTCACAGGCTTGTCGTACACGGATTTCGCTAACAAGGCAACAGGCTCGACACGGTCTGACAACATTGTTGATACGGTCAATACAGAGGAAATTGAAAAAACGGTTGAAAACTACCTTGACAATTATAAATGGGAGGAGGTGTAGCTAATGGCTGTTGAAATATTTAAGTTATTCGGCTCGATTTTTGTTAATAACGATGAGGCAAATAAATCAATCGCCGAAACCGAGAAAAAAGGTAAAGGTGTTGCCGAAACCTTAGGTAACGGTATCAAAACCGCAGGCAAATGGGGAGCGGCAATGGTCGGAGGTGCGGCGGCAGGTGTCGGAGCATTATCGTCAGTTGCCGAAAATACCAGAGAATACCGCACCGAAATGGGTAAACTCGACACAGCTTTCACCACCAACAAATTTACAGCGGCAGATGCAAAACAGACTTACTCTGACTTGTATGCCGTAGTCGGTGACAGCGGACAGGCAACTGAGGCGGCTAATCATTTATCATTGCTTTGCGATTCCACAAAAGACCTGCAAAGTTGGACAGAGATTTGCACAGGTGTTTACGGTCAATTCGGTGATTCCTTGCCTATTGAGGGCTTGACAGAGGCGGCAAACGAAACCGCAAAAGTTGGACAGGTAACAGGTCCGCTTGCCGATGCTCTTAACTGGATGGGTGTGTCAGAAGATGAATTTAATGAAAAACTTGCAAAATGCTCATCAGAACAAGAAAGACAGCAGTTAATCACATCCACCCTCACATCGCTATATTCTGATGCGTCGGCTCAATACAAGAAAACAAATGGCGATGTAATGGAATCTAACAGAGCTCATCAGCAGTTGTCTGACACTATGGCTCAGATTGGTGCTGTCGCCGAGCCTGTCCTTAACTCTCTTATCGGTCTTGGCGGTAAGCTCCTCGAACAGCTCTCACCATTGATTGAGAGTGTGGCAAACAACCTTGCCCCTGTTTTAATCAACATTTGCGAAGAGGTAGCACCGATAATTGTGTCAATGCTCGAGCAGATAATGCCGTTAATTGAGGAGTTGCTACCGTTTATTGCTCAGCTTATGGAGCAGTTAGCACCTATCATTGTTCAGATTGTTGAACAGCTGTTTCCACCTTTACTGCAAATCATTCAGGATTTGCTCCCGTATTTTATGCAGCTAATAACGGCAATTATGCCGTTGTTTGGTACCCTTGTAGAGCTTTTAACGCCCGTTATTGAGATGCTTATTCAGCTCGCAAGCGTATTGCTCGACGGTCTTTTAGCGGCACTCACTCCGATTATTGAGGATTTAGCAACATTTCTCAATGACCTTTTAACACCTCTTATCCCGATTATCAGCGAGCTCTGCGACACCATCGTTGAAACTTTACAGCCTGTTTTTGAGCAGTTATCGCCTGTCATCTCACAGGTTTTCGATGCACTCCGTCCTGTTTTAGACTTACTCGGCGAAATGCTTGAAACTCTTATTCCTGCGCTTGTTCCGGTGATTGAATGGTTGGCGCAAATCTTTTCGGAGGTTTTAGGCGGTGCAATTAAAGAAGTCAAAAAAATTCTTGAACCGATTTCGGGGATTTTTAACGGAATTGTAGATTTCGTAAAAGGTGTTTTTTCGGGAAACTGGGAACAAGCGTGGAACGGTGTTGTTAACATTTTCAAGAATGTTTTTAACCTTTTGCCTACATTTGTTGAGAATGTAATCAACGGCATTATTTGGATTATTAATAAATTGTTGGAAGGCGTAAACTGGGCAACATCAATGATTGGCTGGGAGATAGATCCGATTCCGGAAGTAACCTTACCTCGTTTCCGTGCCGGCATTGATTATGTTCCACATGATAAGTTCGCCGCATATCTTGATGCCGGTGAGGCAGTTCTCACAGCTCAAGAGGCTGAGGAGTATCGTCAATCAAAGCGTGAAGGCAGAGGCTCAGTGTTTGAAAACGATTCCACTAATATCATTAACAACATCAGTATCAATATTCCTTCTGTTGCAATTAATAACGATATGGATATTGACAGCCTTGTCGAAGATATGAGCAATCGGCTCGCCGATGAAATAACAAGGAGGCAGAGAGCATATGCATAACTTTTATTTCGGAGGTAAATGGTTATCGTATTTCGGCGGTCGTATCACACAAGCGCCACAGCACGAAATCCCCGTTAGAGATGTTTCAACGGTTGAAATCCCGTGCAGAGACGGTGATGTTTTGCTTGATAACGGGCGGTGGCAAAATGTTGAATTTGAGCGTGAAATTTCCTTTTTGCCGTATTTATCCGAACTGTCAGCAAAGCACCTTGCGAGGGCCGTTATCGAATGGCTGACTTTAAATCGTGGCTATCAAAAGTATAAAGATACTTACAATCCCGGATATTTCACCGAGGCTTATATTTCAAATATTGACGATATTGTTCGTGAACTCCCAACATTACTTACAACAAAAATCAAATTCAACCGTAAGCCGTGGTGGTATTCAGAGCTTGGACAGCGGACTATTGATTTTGAGGTTAATAAATCGGTTTCCTTGCACAACCCCGAACAATATGAATCCTTGCCTACTATCATTATAACTAACACAAATGTTAGTGGTAATAATACTACGGCTATCGCTAAAGTTAGCATAAACGGCGAATCACTTGATTTGAAGTGCACAGGTGGTTATGACTACGCAATACTTGACGGTGAAACCATGCAGTATATAGCACACAAATCCGACGGTACAACTAATTTTGTTGACAGCACTATACCTCCTAGATTAAAGGTTGGAAACAATCAAATTGTTGTAACTGCATATAAAAACGCATTGCTGTCAATAAGACCGAACTGGAGGAGATTATAAAAAATGTTCCCTTTATTGTATAAATCGGATTTTAAAACAATTGGCCCAAGTAGATTTAACCTGCTCGGACGGATTACGGAAATAATCAGCGGTAAAGTTACTGAGGAACGAAACGGTGATTATTTGCTTGAAATGGAGTTATCGACAACGGACAGATGTGCTGATTTACTCGACACGCAGTATTTCATTAAGGCAAAACCGAACCCAACCGATGAACCGCAGTATTTTGAGATTTACGATTTGCAGTACAAAGACAAGAAATCAATTACGGTTAAAGCAAAGCATATCAAGCACAATTTGTATAACAATTTTTTGGTCGAAACTTCCAACCAAACTGATGTTGTGCATACTCCAAAGGAATGGTGGGATATACTTTGCACAGGTCGTGATTTTGAGGGTGATTCGCTGTTCCCACAGGCAACCTTGTGGGAGCACTATTTCAAATTTACATCAGATATTACCACAAAATCATCTATGACGCTTGGCTTCTGTACGCCCTGTGCTCTTGGTGATTTTATGGGCGGTGCTGACGGTTCACTCGTTGATGTTTTCGGCGGTGAATATAAATACAATAACTTTAATGTATCGTTGTTAAAAAAACGTGGGGCGGTTACAAACTGCCATTTGCGCTGGGGAAGTAACATCAGCAGTCTTACGCAAACGCTTAATTCAGATGATATCTGTTCCCACGTTGCAGCTTATGCCACTTGCCACGACACATACAACGACAAGAACGTCATCCTCTGCTCTCAACCGCAAGAACTCAAAACCCATAAATCTAAGCTAATTAAGGTGAAAACGGTTGATGTTTCAGATGGCGGTTCGGTCTACATCGGCGATGAAACAGGTTACTGGGATTTCAACGCTCACACAGGCGAGAACAAGGACTTCTTGATTCAAAAGCTAAATATTCAAGCGCAGGTTTTAAGAGGACAGCTCGTAAACACAAACGGAGCGCCTACGCTCAATGTAAAGGTTAACTATCCCCCTGCACTCACCGAAATGCTTGGACTGCATTTATGCGACACGGCGTATGTTGATACTGAAAACGATAGCTTGCAAGCAAAAATAATTAAAACAGACTATGATTTCGTACTCGAACGGTGGAACAGTCTCGAACTCGGCACGCCAAAATCAAAGTTATCTGATTATATAGTTAAATGAGGTGAAAAAATTTGAACATTAATCATACAAAAATGACACTCGAAATTAACAGCTGTAAAAACTACGAAATTTTAGAGGTCAGACAGGGCGACAAAGGCTCACGCATTATTGATTTTGCGTTTACCGTCAACGGTGAAACTGTTGACCTTGCCTCTACGATGTCAGCGAAAGTCAATGCTACGGTTGACGATGTAATCGTTGCGGACAGCGTTGCCGCTATCGTTGACACAGAAAATAATGTAGTCACAGTTACGCTCACAGACACAATGCTTGCATTATCAGGCATTTGTAAAATGGATATTGTGCTTACAGAAGGCGATGAAATCATAACTGCTGAAACCGTTTGTTTGCGTGTAGGAAAAAGCGTAATCAACGATGATAGCAAAGCCTTCCCGGGAGCAAGCTCGATTGTGGAAATCACAAAGGAAGTCGAGAACGCAAGAGGCGGTCAAAATTCACTCG